CGAACCTGGGCGCTGATGGTGCGCTCGCCCATATCCGCCAGGGTTATCCTCGCTTCGTGCAGTGTCGCGCCGTTAAGGCCTAGTGATTCAGTTATTCCCGGTATCATTACGTCGCGGATTCAAAGTTGCACAGTTTGGGACTGTTCACCCGTATCGTAAACTCGACTATCGCTATGTCGTTGACCTGGTTGCTCGGGTCGCGCCAGAACTCGGTCGCCTCTGATATGGGCTTCGGGTAGCCGACTATCTTGACCCGCTTGCAATCATTATAAAAGGTCACCTGCTTGAAGGTCTTGACATCTTCGTTCTGCGCCTGCGTGTACAGCGCTGTGTTGAAAGCCTTTATCCGGTGGTTGATGTCATTAAGGGCCCCCGTTGCCGACTGCACGAAGAACTTGACCTTGTAGTCGAAGGGCGCGTCCACGGCCTTCGGGAGGATGTTTTCGCCCTCCTGCTCGACATAGGACGTGCTCTCGAACCCCTTGGTCTCCGGCCAGAAAATCTTGTCGGAGTCGAGGTATACGAGGCCGTAGGTGTCCGCCATGTTCACGGTCGAGCCGGAACCTATTTTAATCCTTGCTGTCAGCATCCTTGTTCAGTTCGCAGTTTTTACATCTGTCGTCGAGCGCATCCTCGTGGTTCAAGACCGGGCAGCCTTCACCTTCTGCGGTGTACTTGCATTTGTTCGCCTGCCGGATGGACTCGCGCTTGTCGTCGAGCTTCTTCTCGAGGCGGGCGAGCATGTCCCGGGTCTTCTTGTTCTCGCTGTCCTGCGACGCGATGTACTCGCGCTGCATGGTGAGAATCTGCTTCATATTGTCGAGGATGTCGCCCTCTTTCTTCTGTTTGGTGCGGAACATATGTCCGAACCAGCCGCCGAAGAGCGTCAGGGTCGGGATTCCCACGTCCTTCAAGAGTTCCAAAACCGTCGCATCCATTACTTTACCTCAAATTTGAAAGGTCTACACTCAATGTCCTCCGAGTGCTCGCCGCTTATCCGGTTGGGCCCGAAAACGTAGAGAGGGACGCGTGGGGAGGCGCCGGAACCGGCTATCCCCTTCACGTCCATCTCGCATCCGTTCGCGAAGTACAGCATCGGGATGATGCGCTTCTCCAAGTTAAGGCCCGTGCGGATAGTGCCTCTGCAGTTGTGGAAGACATAGACTTGCTGGTCGAGGAGCGTTTCGCCGTGGAACGTCCTATCCACGAAGATGCCATCGCTCTCGCAGCCCGAAAAGAACCGGCGGATGGTGTCCAGCGAGGGATAGCCCTCCTCAAGCGCCCAGTCGATGGTGCCCTTGTACAGCCGGATGGCGTCGTGCTTGCTGTCCGCTGCGGACAGCGCCGCCCGATTCTCCTCGCACATATGGTGCAGGGACGCCTCGCGTCGCAACTGATTCTGCCAATCCTGTTTCATGATACTGCAAAGATAGAAAAACACTGGGGATTTCACAACCGCCAGTGTTAAAAAATCTTTAGAGTGGACTGCAGTACAAAGGTAAGCATTTTTTACATTCTTACCGCAACGTAATGCTGGCTCCCCTCTGTTCTGATAACTCGCGTTATGGCAGTGAGTATGGAAGATATATTTTGGTCGATGCTCGGCAGGTGACTGTTCACCAGTTCCTGCACCGAGAGCAGCTTCGGGCCGCCCTCCTCCGCCGTCGCGGTCTGCGTGACAGCGGGGGTCGTGCCTCCGTTCATCAGCGCCAGAATCTGCTTGACGTTCTCATTTATCGCGTACATGTACGAGTTCTGCGTGTTGATGCCCGCCGCGAGACCCAGGATGGACTCCTCCGAAGCGGAAGCGATGTCGCGGGAGATGCCCGTGAACTTGCCGGCCTGCTGGCGCATATTGTAGCCCGCCGACGACAACTGGGTCATAAGGTTCGTCATCGCGTCGTTGATTTGCGGGATAACGCTTGTCGCCATCTTGGATACCATCGCGATTTCGGCGGCATCCAGCGCTCCGTCCTTGGCCATCGCGTCAATCTCGTCGAATATCGGCTGGAGGAATCCCTGCATGATTTTCGCCGCGAGGGACTGCTCTACCATACTCTGCACCAAGTCCTGGAATTTCTCCTTCATAGCGTCGGTCGTGCTGCCGAACTCCTTGTAAGCCTCGATCCACGCACTCGCGAAATCCTTGGCCGCGGAAGTCACGTCCGTTCCGGCAAAGAACTCGGCGAGCTTGCCCTTCATATTCTCAATTTCCTCGGACGCCTCCTCTGCACTCTGGCGGTATTCCTCGGCCTTCTTCTTGTCGGCCTTCTTGCCTTTGCCCTCCTCTGCTGCAGCCTGCTCCTCGTAGGCCTTCTGTTTGGCGAGAAGGATGTCCAGCTGCTCGTTGAAATTGTAGATATAGTCCGTCCCGAAAGACTTTGCCATAGCGTCCCCGAGCTTGTCGTAAGACTTGGTCAGCGCCTTGAGTTTCTCATCCTGCGCGTCAATGACCTTGTTGGCGTCGCGAATCTGCTTTGCCTTGACGCCGCCGAAAATGCCGGAAACCATATCAGCAAGACCAGACACGGTCGCTGCAATCGTCTGCGGGTTGGCGCTCCCTGCCGCTATCGAGGCCAGCCCCACCGCGAACTTGCCGACACCGCCGAGCGTCTTGGTGAGGTTGTCCAGCTGGCTGCTCCAATACGATGCGTCGTCGTCGGAAGCGAAAGTTGACATCAATTCCTTGACGCTGGTTATGTAGGTCTCCAGTTCGGCGATAAGGGCAGCGTAGGCGTCGGAGAGTTCCTTGATGGCACGCTTCTGGTCGTTGGTGGCCTTTACGTACTCCAGCGTATCCTTCTTGCCTTCCTTTTCCAACTCGTTGCGACGTTCGGTAGCGGCTTCATATTTTTTAAGTGCCCCTGTAAGGCCCTCGATAGAATGCCGCTGAATATCTTGAATCTTTATCTGTTCCAACTGTCGCGTCAATTCCTTGAGTTGCTCCGGCGTTAAATTCTGTTTGTTGAGATTAATGAAGTCCTCAATGAGCTTTATGAGGTTTTTAAGCGTCCTATCAGACACCCCCTCGAGGTCTTCAAACGCCTTCGTCCATTCGTAGGTGTTCTTGAGCGCCTCAAGTTGGACACCAGCAACCTTTTCGTCATAGTACTTATTTATAGCGTCTTCGTCTGCCTGCGTGAAATCCTTCCGGGCCCTAGCCTCTGTCAATTTTTGCGCCCGCTGAGCGTTAAGGGTCGCGATTCTGCTCTCGTAGCTCTCCGCCTTCTTGAATGTGCTAATAAAACTTTTATACCATTCCGAATCGTATTGTTCATTCTCGGCAAGCACCTTCTCGAACGTCTCCTTCACCTTCGGCGGCAACTCGTCGAGATGCTTCTTGATGTCCTCGAAATCGAAGATGGTAAGGTCGCCCTCCATCAGCGCCATAAGGTCGGGGGCGATGTTCTCGGGGTCAATATCATGCAGCGCCTGATACAACTCCTTTCCAATCCTGTCCTTGAACTCATCGCCGATTGTGCCGTAAACCTCCAGCGAGAGATTGGTCGCCAGTTCTTGGTCGCCGGTCAGCCCGAGGATGTCATTATAGAATTTTCTTGCCGTTTCGGAGCGCTTCATCTCGTCGGAAATCTGCTTGATTTTCTTCTCCAGTTGGTCTTTGAGGTTGTCCACCTGAAGGTTCGATATTTCGGTTTCCAGCGCCCTCTGCATATCGAGAAGCGTCTTGCTCTTCGGCGACTTGGCCAGCTGCTTCTTGACATCCTCCAACTTGGACTGGAGTTTCGCTATAACGTTGTCGAGCGTCGGCTCCCAGCCCGCCAACTGAGGGAAGAGTTTGTCAATTTCCTTCAACGCCGTTTCCTTGCTCATATACTTCTGCAGGTCAAGGAACTTCTTGTAAGCGTTGGTCAGTTCCGAAATGTCCGATTTAAGTTGGGAGAGGCGGGTGTCGCGGGTGCCACTAGTCTGCCTAAAGACGATGCCCAGCGCGACTTTGAGGGCATTGACCAATTCAAGTTGTTTTTCGTCCGCTTCGATATCAGCCTCAATGGACGCCTTTGATTCGTCCGTCGCCGTCTTTAGCAACTCCTTGTTTGCCTTCAAGGAGGCGGCCAACTCGTCTTGGCGTTTCTTGAGCTCCTTCGAGAACTTGAGAACGGAGTCAAACTTGGTGATATCGTCGGGAGAGAACATAGGCGTCGTCCCACTCTTTTCCTTCTCCTTTTGAATCTCGGCTATTTTTTTCTTCCAGTTCGACCAAGTGGCCTCATCGGCGGTCGCGCTCGTCGGCATTGGCCCGACAAAATCAAGTTCGTTCACGTCCTCTATGGCTTCCTTATAGTTCATGATTTTATCGGTAAG